TCGTGCTGCAATCAATCGCAGGAAGCGACAGCTCAATGCTCTCGAATGGGATATTGTAAATGCCGAGAGTGATGATCAATCCGACAATGGTGCAATCATCAAGCAGGTCAAGAAGGACTTCAAATCTATCGGTGGCTACAAGGTCCGCTTCAGGGAGTTTATTGATACCCTCGTGGATGATCTCCTGGTCCTGGATGCAATGGTACTGTACAAGAGACCGAATGTCGGAGGTGGGCTGTACTCGCTAGAGCCAGTCGATGCTGCGACAATCGTGCTCGAGCTCGATGATAATGGTGGCACTCCAATGCCTCCAGATACTGCATACCGACAGATCATTCATGGCAAAGAGGTGGCTCAATTCACAGCCGATGAGATGTACTACGAGATGATGAATGCTCGGACCTACACTCCATATGGCCTCGCTCCGCTTGAGAGCCTGGTGCTCGGTGTGACTGCAGCACTCAAGTCTGACATCTACAATGTCCACCTGCTGACTGAAGGCAACATTCCAGAGGGCTTCTTCGGAGTACCTGAGACATGGACTCCTGATCAGATCAAAGAATTCCAGGCACTGTGGGATGCTGCATTGAGCGGTGATACTCGTGCCATGAGCAAACTCAAATTCGTGCCATCTGGCAAGGGTGCTACTGGCTACACTCCAGCAGTCAAGCCAGAAGACATGAGATACAAAGAGCTCCAGGACTGGCTGATGCACAAGACCTGTATGCTCTTTGAGATACCTCCGAATGAGCTCGGCTTCACTGACTCTGTGAACAAATCAACAGGCGAGGTCCAGGCAGATATTGCTGTCGATTCTGGCCTTCGACCACTAGCAGAATTCTTCCAGGAGATCTTCACAGATGTTATCCAGGCCGATATGGGATATGAGAATCTGGCCTTCAAATACACTGGCCTTGAATTCTTCGATGAGCGTGGTGCTGCTGAGACCAATGAGATCCGTATCCGCTCTGGTCAAGCCACTGTCGATGAGGTCCGCATGGAGCAGGGCATGAAGCCTCTCGGTGTCGATAAGCCATTTGTGCTCGGCAATCCGACCTTCATTGATGCCGACTCACAGAAGACTCGTGCTGAAGCTGCAGCAGCTCTGACAAGCCTGGCTGCAGGTGGCAGCAAAGACGATGATGAAGAGGAAGAGCCGAAGGAAGATGAGCCAGCAGAAGGCGATGTGCCTGCAGAGCAGAAGGAGAAGTCGGCCGAGCAGAATCATGTCCAGCTAGTCACTGAGCTCCGAGCCTTCCGCAAGTATGCTGTCAATCGAGTCAAAGCTGGCAAGTCTCTCCGAGCATTCAAGTCCGAAGTGCTGCCTGAGAATGTAGTCGAAGAGATGAATACCAGACTCAGCAAAGCTGCAGATGCTGATGCGGTCCGCTCCATCTTCAAAGAGTACATGCAAGATTATCAGGTGACATTCCTGGCTGAAGTGACCAATCTCCGCAAGGGCTTGAGCAAAGTACTATGAGCAAACTGCAGCGACTATCTGCAGCAGTCGATCGATTCATATCCAAAGCCAGCAAAAAGAATGAGCCTCTCGAAGCCTTCAGGACCACTGAAGACTACAAGGAATTCGAGCAGTCTATTGCTGATGCCATCCTGGATCAAGTGACAGATATCACAAAGAAGCTGCCAAAGTGGATGATCACCGATGAAGAATTCGATGAAGATCGTGCAGCCAAATGGCTCGAAGACAATCAGAAGAGCATTGCCAAATACCTCAAAGAGAAGGAGATCCTGGCCACGCTGATCACAGCATTCACCTATTCAGTCGAGTCATGCTACCAGAGACAGGGCATCAAACTGCAGAAGGCTGCTGATCCATTTGTCACATTCGAGCTGACCAATAGCTACTACCTGGATGCACTAGCGGACCAGGCGAATTATCTACTCAATAAGTCTAGCATCGATGAGACCACTCGCAATCGGATGATCACATTGATCCGAGATACTCGCATGAACATGGCCACGATCGATGAGCTGGCGAATATCATTGCTGATGAATTCGAGGGGATCAGCGAGACTCGGGCCTTCATGATAGCCAACACTGAAGCGAATCAAGCCATGAGCTCTGCACAGCAAGCCTTCCTCAAAGAGAATGGTGTCGGTACAAAGAAGTGGGTGGGAGCTGGACCGAATACCTGTGCCATCTGTCAGGGCAATGAAGATCAAGGTCCGATCCCGATTGATGATGAATTTGAGTCTGGTGATGTCACTCCTCCTGGACATCCAGGCTGCGAGTGCTACGAGGATGCAGGCGAAGAGATTGATCTCGACTCTATTGATATATTATGGGATGGCTCTTGACCAGTTATAATTCAAATAGAGGTATACAACAAATGAAGAAGCCACTCCACATAACTATCCCGATCACTAAAGTCGATGAAGAGCAACGCATGGTATATGGATATGCCACTGTCGAAGAGCTCGACTCTCATGGTGAGATCATCACATACGAGGCCAGCAAGAAGGCATTCAGCAACTGGATCGGCAACATCCGAGAGATGCATCAGGATATCGCAGTCGGCAAAGCGATCGAGATTGAATTCGATGACGATGCGAAGGGTGTCTGGATCGGAGCTCATGTGTCCGAATCTACTGATGGTGAGAATGCCTGGATCAAAGTCAAGGAAGGTGTCCTGGCTGGCTTCAGTATCGGTGGCCGAGTCAATGATGCCAAGATGCAGCAGATGATGGTGGATGGCAAAAAGAAGATGGTCAATGTTATCACAGATTATGATCTCGGTGAGACTTCACTGGTAGACAATCCTGCAGTCGCATCGGCTGTATTCCAGATGGTCAAATCAAAGAAGGGTGGACTGGTCCACGAAGAGAAGATGATCCAGAAGCGACTCGGCCAACCTGTCGCATGGTGGGAGAAGCAATTCCAGTACTCTGATAGTCAAAACATTATGAAGGGCTCAGTCATGGTATACAATGAAGATAGTATGGGCAAACAAGATACACTCGCAAAAAGCCTATGGCAAGGAGCAATGCTTGCTGACCTGGCAATGTGTCTGTCAGATTATATTTTCTGGCAATCATACGATGGCGAGAAGGATCTCTCCGCTCTGAAGTCTGCCCTCGAAGCTATCCAAGAAGCAGCAGCTCAAGAAATTCTCGAGCCTGAGAACTTCCCCGAATACGAGGAAGCAATCGAGAATGCTGCCAAAGCATTAAATATTAAGAAGAGCGAGGAGCTAATCAAGATGGCAGATAAAGTCAAAGATCGAGCAAAATCAGTTACAGGTCAAGAGGATCGGAATGCGGATGCGGAAGTAGTCGTATCAGCCGAAGACAATGGCCGACCAGTCAATGATACTGAAGAGCGAGCAGCAGAAGCAGGTGTGCCTGTAGCTGGTGCTGAAGTAGAGCAGGAAGTCATCGGTGAAGATGGCAAGCCAACTGGCGAGAAGCAGACTGTGAAGCAGCCTCTTGTCAATTCCGAAGGCCAGGAGCTTGTCGAAGTCGAGGATGAAGAAGAGCCTGCTGCCGATGAAGAAGTCGAAACACCTGAAGATACTGAGGAGGAAGAGCCAGAGACTCCTGCAGAAGATGAAGATACATCTGGCAAAGGCAAAGGGAAGCAGAAGAAATTCGCTCCTAAAGCCGATATTCAAAAGTCCACTGAACAGAGTGATCTTGCAAAAATGGTATCTGCTGCAGTAGAGGCAGGGATTGCGAAAGCAGTCGAGCCTCTAAAAGAGGAGATTGCCGAATTGAGGAAGCAGCCTGCTGCATCGAAAGTCCGCAAGACCTATACAGTGAAGAAGGGAGAGGATGTGGAGAATCCAAATAGTCCAGATCCTGACTCTGAGGATGGCAAAAACAAAGCAGAGATGGACAGTCTCTTGAAGCGAGCCGATGAGCTGGCTGCAGATCCAAATGCAGGCACTCACGAAGAGCGACTCCAGGTCGCATTCAAGCTCCGCAAGTACTCTCGTCTGCTTGATCCAGCATCTCGACAGAAGCATGCTGAGGTCCGAGCCAGCTTCAGGGGATAATGTTCGATATTCAATAGTCAATAATTGAGGTGCAAAGATAAGGTAGTCTTCAGATGGAAGCAAATCAAATCGCTCAACTAGTGCAAGATGAGATCCGCAAAGCGGTGACTCAAAGCACATACACATTCAGTCCTAGCTCTCGATCAATTTACTCGCCAGAGAATCTTGATCCTGTAGTCAAGACTGTTGTGCCAACAGCAACGCCTGTTCGTGGCTTCATTCCTCGTGTCGGTGGCATGGGAGAAGCTGCATCCTTTAACAAACTAACAAGCAAAGTCGATCCAACCGCAACGGGTACTGGTACTCGTGTCGGCTTCGCTGATGCTGGTCAGCCTTCACAAACGACTCAGACATATAAATTCGTGTCATATCCATACAAAAACCTGGGGCGTGATGTAGAGATCGGCCGACAGCAAATCGCTGCCAATCGTGGTAGCAACCTGGAAGACATCCGAGCTCGTGAAGAGCTTATCAAGACCACAGAGGTCTTGCTCGGTGAGGAAGTGATGACTCTCACTGGTGATGCTGCTCTGTACAGCACAGAGTACTCAGGCTTCAGCAAGCTCATCACCACCAACTCAGGAAGTGCTGGTCTTTTGACCGCTTCTGGTGTAAGCAATTACGCTCAGACTCTCTTCCAGAATGGTGCTGACCTGGTGTCTCACCTGGTCTTGAACCCTCGACAGAACCGAGCTCTGTCTGATCAGCTCGAAGGAAGTGGAAGCATCCAGCGTATTGTCATCGACAATCAAGGTGCTGCAACTGGTGGCCAACACCTTGCAAACATCGTGGATGGTAACACTGGAAACCTGATCAAAGTAGTGACTAGTCGCTATGCTGCATCATGGGCCTTCCTGTTGTCAGTCCGCTCCGCTGCTGGTGAGAACTGGATCGAAATGAGTGACCTCGAAACTCTATCGATCTACGATGTGCCAACCGCTAACCACAGTATTCAATCTCGTGTCTTCGAGACCACAGTGCTGAAGGTGATCGGTGAACCATATCAGTACAAAATCGGTGGCCTCGCTACATCCTAGAGTGTAGCCTAGAGCGACTCCCCTCCTTCTCTATGGAGGGGAGGACTCTGAGCTATAATCAAAATAGAGAGGCATACGATGGCAGAGAATTTGATCACACAAGCAGAACTCGAAGCATATGCCCCTGATCTGGACCTGTCTACCTTCAGCCAGGCTACTATTTCAGGGATGATATCTCGTGCCTCCAAGATCATCACAAACTATTGTGATGTCGATGGCTTCTTCAAAATGGCTGTGACAAATGAGCGAGAGCGAGCACAGATCTCTCCGAATGGTGATCTGACCATCAGCTTCAGGCGAAGGCCAGTGGCCGATGGCGATGTCTCAGCGATTCGGCTGGTCGGTGTCGGCATGAGCCAGAGCTTGACTCTTGAGAGTGGCAGCGATCGATACTACTTTATTCCAAAGCCATCTACATACCTGATCTATCCGAGCAATTATCTAATCAGCATGGGCCGAGGCTTGCTCCACCTGGACAGCTCCGATCTCTTCTATGAGGTGGACTACACAGGAGGCTATGCCACAGACATTGCCGATCTTCCAGAAGATCTCAAGGAAGCCTGCACACTGTACATTCGTGATATGGTCGCTCGCAAATTCAATCCGACTGGAGCACAGAGCTTCACACAAGGTCGAGTCAGCATGAGCTTCGGCTACTCAGCAGGTCGCTCAAAGTCTGCACTGGTCTCTGCTGCTGAAGACATTCTGG